GTACCTGTTGGAGGGTTAGGGTTTTGGAAACGCGGAACTTCGGACACGACCACGGGGTGGAGTGTTTCACCACGTTCGATCTGCTGCTCGATTGCTCTCTCGACCCAAGCAGTTACATCACTAATCGTTTCTTGGTCGATGCTATTAAGAGTAACATGGAAGCTAACTTTGAATGTTCTCATTTTTCTAACTCCCAAAAAGCTTCGGCTGCACGTTGGATAGCAACTTGGACCTTGATGTATTCCTCACCCATGTTGGTGTCGTTGAAAATGTCAAAGAGCTGATTCCCTTGGCGCAGCCACCGGTTGACAAACTCGTCTTTGGTAAGCTGAACCGGTTTGCCAAACGTGTTCATGAATGGCTTAGTGATTGTAATATCTTCGCTTTTCATATTGAATCCTTTATAGAAGCATTGGTTGAAATGAGATGGTCAGCAGTTTCGTAAATCGACCAGTTGCTGATAATCTGATTGACCATGCCCTTGGTCATGTGCAGCTCTTTGGCTATTTTGGCGATTCTGTTAGCCGAGTTACGGTGCTTGTCAAAAGCATCGAGCACTTTAACGATTTGATCTGGTTTCATACTTTTAGATTCTCCGTATTAAAGAGCTGATCTTCCATGTCAAAGTAAGAGCGAAGCTCTTCTTGGCTGATACAAGCTTTTTCATTGAGCTCGTTTTCTAAGCTTTCTGCATACGCGACCATTTCTACTAGCCTAGCTTTGATTACATGCATCTCTGCATAAAGCTGTGAAATGAGCGGCTTTGCAAGCTCAGGGCGCCAATGCGCAATGGCATCAGCGAGAGCAGGGTTAACTGTGTTAAGATCGAAAGTCATGATAGCACCACCACTAGACGATCTGTGTCGCTTGGCTCTATGCCATTATCATCGTCTTCTGTATCAGTAGCTAGTGCATCCATTTGATGATAATCAGAATAGGCAACCGTGGCTTGTCTGACTGAAGTGACTGCTGGAGCTACGATTGTTCTCCAATGGTCGCCGTAATTGTAGCTAAAGTGCACTTCTGCATTTGGATCATGATTGCTAAGTTCTTCTATTAAATCTTGAACTTTCATAGTATTACTCCTTCGCGTTAAGTTTAGAATTAAGAATACAATTTACTACCTAATCATTATATCACATTTTAGTACAATGTGTTACCACAATGTGAAATAAAACTTGTAGAATCGAGCATGCAGTACAGTTTGAAGTAACTGATTTTGTAACGTAAAGAGGTGAGATAGTATGCTAAATCGTAGTATTGTTGATATTGTTCTAAATCAAAGATTAAATGTAACATGCAACTCTGTTTCATTTCAGATTTTGTTTCTCTGCAATGTATACTGAGTAAGGTCAGTAACCGAGTAACAAAGTAACATTTAATATTATTATTATATAAATATTATATATATTCGTATTTGAATCGACCCACTTTTTTTTGTATCTAAAGTTACTTTTGTTACCGTTGTTTCAGCACCATTAAAAGCAAGATATGATGCTTACACCAATTAAGGAGAGATGCATGGAAGATGCGATTGCAAAGAAGCTCGGTAGAACTTCGCTATACAAACCTGAATACTGCAAACAAGTGATTGAGATGGGAAAGCTTGGCTATTCGAAAGAGCAGATGGCTGCAAAACTGAACGTTTCGTGGGGATCACTAGACAACTGGGCCAAGCAGAGTCCTGAGTTCTTATTGGCCATGCGTACGGCAATACAAGAAGAGCTTAGTTATTGGGAGCAGTTAGGCCTGAATCACGTGTTAGAAATGCCTGGTGCTCAGCGGTTAAACGGAAATGTCTACAATAAGATCATGGCAGCTCGATTCCCGGCTAAGTACTCAGAGCGGAGCAAGGTAGAGCTCAGTGGCGTAGACGGTGCTCCGATACAACTCGAAGCGCATGCTTCGCTCGGTACTGAGATTCTGAATGACATTCTGCTCAGTCTCCAAGACCCTAAGACAGTCGACATGTCGACCGACTGATTACTGCAATTCAGCAGATCCTTTAGTCTGTCAGCGATTGCGATCAGAATCTGACGCGATGCTCGATTTTGAGCGCTGAGCTCTCGAGATGACGCGCAGCCCTGGATTATTCCCTGGGCGATTTTGGGACTGCGCCGAGTGCTGAGCTGTCAGATTCTGTTCTCAGCTTTTAAATTTTAGATTTTTTTCTCCTTTTTAATTTTGTTTCCATGAGTTCTATTCTACTTGGTTCTAAGAAAAAGTACATATATTTTTAATTTATTTCATTTCACTATATGACAAAGTTCTAAGATTTGGCTATCACATTTCTAAGAAAAAGTACAATAAACTTTGTCATGATGTGAAATAATTATTTTTCAAACTTATGTACTTTTTCTTAGAACCATATATTATGAACTCATGGTGGTAATTCCCACTTTTTAGGAGATTTAAATTATGAAAAACGCATTTGCAGTTAAAAACATCGAATGTTTTCCTTCAAAACTCAAAGCCAAAATCGCTGGCACAGATTTCTACGTAAATATCGAGAAAAAATCGATTCTAGAATATCTCAAAACTCTCCCTGCGAACGGTGAAGTTTGCGAGGTTACACTCTCCGATTGCATCTATATCGAATTCATCTAAACTCCCAACCCAGCTCTAACCCACGGCGTGATGCCGTGGGTGTTCGAGCGCGCGCTTGGTGTCTGCGATCGGATTCAGATCGCTAAGCTCTCAGAATTCATAGGACCTCGAGCACTTCTCAGGGGGCGCGCTAGGTCAGCTGCTGAGTCCACAGTACTTAATCATAAAAGTAAACACTTTTAGACTCAGCACCAAGAATCAATATTTCTGCAGCTCTCTGCAGCTCTGCTACATAGAATAGGGGTTTTCAGTCCGGTTAGGTCTGTACTGCTCATCATCCACGTACATGGATGAGTTATCAGGAATGTAGTCAAGTGTGATCATGCCACTATCCCGTAGGTATCGTAGTGCCTGGCTCAAGGCATCTACGTAATCATCATGCCGCCCTAATGGGAAACTACATACTTCAGACACGAAAGGTTGTATCCAGCTTCTTGGTTGCCCCTCCACTGACCCAGACTCAGGCAGAAACACGAGCCCCTTCTCAATCATCGGAGCTACGATGTTTAACCGAGTGGCTTTATCAGCCGAGCCAGGGTTATAGCCTCGTATAGGAATCCGTGTCTGCTGTAGGTCTTGGATTAGTGCTATGCCACTTGACTTATTCTCAATCAGGACTAAGTCTACTTTCTTCCCTGAGCCGAACTCATCGGGGTTGCCGTACACTTCACTGTACTCGTCCTGCAGCTTAGCCCTTAGATCTGGATACAGAAGCCTTTCACTCCAACAGTCTATGAGCATGACACGGTTGCCCTTATCTTCAGACGGTCGAAAGATGCCTAGTACTACACAGGCAGTGGGGTCGTTAACCGTTTTATCGCTAGTAGCCACGTCATAACTTTGTACTACGTAGCTAAATTCAGGAAACGCCTTATCAGCATCCCATAGGCGAAACCAGCTTCTCTTAACCAGACCACTTTCCTCAGGGTTCAGTATCTCAGCGTGTATCTCCTGGCGGCCGATCTCGGTGCCCTCGTATGCGAGAATCTGATTCTGAAAAGTAGGGGCAAGGTTAGCTATGTTCGAGTACGTGCTGGCAGTAGTGACATGGACACCTTTGCCGTTCAGCTCAAAGAGTTCCACGATCTTGGGGACTGGTTTAGGAGTCGTTGTGCAGACCATTAACGGTTTCTTGCCTAGCCGTAGACTGAATTGAACCATGTCCCAGGCATCATCCAGATAATCATAAGCAGCCAGCTCATCAGCCCAGACATGGTGCCACTGTGGACCGCGAAACCGAGAAGGCTCGCTGGCAGCGATTCCTTTGATGATCGAGCCGTTCTTGAGTGTGATCTCATGGAGGGATATACCGTAATTCTCGATCAGCTCAGGAGGGCAGACATTCAGCAGCCCTGACTCTCCGTTAAAACAGACATCTCGTATATCACTGCTGGTAGGAGCAGTGACTAGGATTCTAGACTTTGGTTCACTCCATGCCTTCCACCAACACCACTCGGCAGCTAGCCTTGTTTTGCCTGCGCCTCGGCCAGCTAGCAGCAGCCACACGGACCAGTCAGTATTCGGCTCTATTTGATGAGGTAAGGCAATGGTCAGCCACTTAAGTCGTGCTTTAAACGCTGCTCTCCATTCAGGAGACATTTTGGACAGCTCGGCATCGTGCTTGGTTATCTTGGCAGCAATTAATTCTAATTGCTTATCGGTAAGAGGCATAGAACGATTGTATCATTAACATAAAAGATGTTATGATTTGCAAAACAGGTGATACGCGGTCTATGGCAATTCAATACGATGAGATGGGCTACGCAATTGGTGATGACGGAATATATCCGATGGATCATGTCATGGCTCATGCACCATCAATGCCAATGCAGCCTAACGGCTCAGATGTGCCGTACGTGGTGTCAGCAATCCCTCCTCCTTCAGCTACACCTCCTCCTTCAGCGCCGCCTAGACCACAAGCTCCTCCACCATCGCAATCGTACTTAGAGCGTATGTCAGCTCCGATTCAAGCTGCTATGACGCATATGCCCGGCTCGGCGTTTGTACAAGGCGTTGCTCCATTAGTTAATTTTCCATTTCAAGTAGCAGGATCAGCTCTATACGGACTAGGTAAGCAAATTGTTAGCCCTGAGACTGCTGACTTTAACAAAGACACGACAGAGGCGATGAGGGCTACAAACTACACACCGCCAAGTAAAGCAGGCAGTGAGTATCAAGAAGCTTTGATGCGTGCGATAGAAGTGTCTAAGCTTCCTCCATACCTTGGCCATATGCCGCCTGCACGTTTCAGTGGCAGTGACGCTCGTGTCTTAGCCAAACAGAACATAGAGCGTGCCAGAGAAGTAGCTAGAATTACTGAAGACTTTAGAAATGCACAATCAGGTATTACAAGAGAGAGTAATCTAGGTGGTAAGACATACGGCGAGAATCTTCAAGCGGTCGCTTCTGACATAGGTGATGTGGCAGCTAGACAAGCGGCGAGACGTAATGAGTATGCGCCTGCTATGCCTGGGTCAGTTCAAGTATTCAGTGACTTAGTGCCTGATACTCGAAAGTACATGATGCAAGGGCCTCATTCCGCTTTATGGGATAAGGATAGCGCAGCACGGGCTGCTGAACTTGAAGCAACAGGCAAAACAGATAAAGAGATACACTATCTTACAGGTACATCCCGAGCAGGTGATAATTTTCAAAGGCAAGAGTTATCTGATGTCGGCTCATTAGTCAATCCTGGCTTCTTTGAGTTGTATAAAACACATCCACAAGCTATTGGGAAATTAACGCATCAGTTGCCTGATGTGTATGAGCATCCGACTATTTTCACTGCTTATCCTCAGTTACGCAAAATTAATGTACAAGTTGCGAACCTTGGAAAATCGTCTGCTCAGTATGATGATATAAATAAGATTCTTATCCTTGACTCAGGAATTATAAATAATCCTCAGCTTGTTAAAGAAGCAATTGAGCATGAGATGATGCATGAGATACAAGTCATAGAGGGGTTCGAAAAAGGCGGTAATTCTGAGATGTTTCCGTCTAAGAAAGTAGCAGAGACTGCTCAGTTTCTTGAAAAGCTCATGGAGCAGTACAACATCTCAGCCGCAGATGCAGCTACTATGTACAAGAAACAGCTTCTATTGCCGCATAAAGTAGACCCACAAGCAATACGGTATGCAAATGATCGGCAAGGCAGTCTAATGTCTAATGCAGATCCAGTTGCACGCTATCGACACCTACATGGCGAGATAGAAGCAGAAACGCCGCTAGGGCGAAGCGACTTAGAGCAAAATCAACTACAGCGGTTTTATCCATGGGCTAAAGACCCAAAAGACGTAGAAGGTACACTGCCTCAGTTTACACCTGATCCGTATGGGCGACCTAGAGGCAGAGGAGCACCTGCCGGTGTTAACCCAGAGAATGCGCTGTACAGAAGCTCACGAAATGCACACAAAACGTTTCTCCACCCACTAGGTGAGCATGTCTTCTCTAGAACGCCTAAGTTCTTGCTTCCGATTAAGAGTACTACACCTGTTAGTCAAATGAGTGCAGAGATAGACACTAAGCCTGAGATTCAGCAATCAGTAAAAGAAAAAGGCGGTAACTGGCCTGAGTCATGGGTTGACACAAACATACTACGCTTACAGCATAAGATTCCTGAGTTTGACCCATCCAAATCGTTCACACAAGATCAGAGTAATTACATACGACACAATTACCCTGATGTTGCAACAGATTATGACATATACTACAATGAAACAAACCGGCACCATATGCGTTATGGTGATGATATGTGGGAATGGCTTGCATCAAGTGAACCGAAACTATATAATGACCTTGTCAACAAAACCACGTCGAACCATGTGCTTAATCAGTGGGTTGAGAAACGACTTAGGCCTTATCTTAAGAATGACTTAGCTACGCCTACTGATCCTGTAAGAAAACTTGCAGATGAGCATGGAATTAGTCATATTAAAGATTTAGAAAATACGCAAGCAATGTCTAAGTTTGCTTTAGAAGAAGCTAGAGAAAGAAATAAAATGCCGCTTGAAGGCCATGCTACAACTCCTGCAGGCAGAATGTGGGAAAATTTAGCAGACACTAGTGTGCACCCTATGCCTGGCCGAGAGTTTCTTGGTGACTATACGGCAACAGCTACTCGTCAGCCTGAGCTATATGAAGCAGTTCGTAAAGACCCAACCACTAAAATTCATCAGCTAGGCAGTGATTTTGACACAAGACTTGGTCTTGACCATTTAATGGATGAATTGAGAAGTTCACTCACAGGAAACGTCCCTCCACATCTAGCGCTGACTCCTAAGACATTAGAGCGTATGACAATGGTCGATGCAGTCCGGCATGTTGCGAAGGTTAATGACTATCGCGAAAAACAGATGGCAAAAACTGCAGCGGAAGACATGAAAGACTTTCCGCCAATTCGAGTCTATGAAAACGGTGCTAAGTGGCATGACTTAAAATTGCCAGCATTATCTGAAAAAGCAGCACAAGAATTAAAAAATGACCCATTGTTCGGTATTCCTGAACAAGTTCGTGGCAGTTGGGATAGAAACATTGCTAGAGATCTTGAAGTAAGAGGCTTTGATGATCCAGAAAGTGATGACTATATGCATGCGTATATAACACGTGAGCAAGAACTGGCACAAGACTATTATTCAAGAAACCCACAAACGCATAAGGAAGCTTATACAAAGTTAGAAAAGATTTTGAAGAATGAAGGCGATCTAATGGGTCACTGTGTCGGCGGCTATTGTAATGAAGTATCAAGTGGCGATGTTAAAATCTTCACATTGCGTGATAAGAACAATAAGCCACATGTCACCATTGAGTTTAATCGTGTCTTGCCTCGATACAATGATTTACCTGACGATGTTAGACCACTTCCTAAAATCGAGTTTGACCAGTGGGTTAAAGACAATCCAACTGTTATGTTAAATCAGGTTAAAGGCAAAGCTAATAAGCCTATTAATGCATCATATCGTGATCAAGTGCTAGATTTACTTAACAACCCTGAAGGGCTGTATCGTATTCATTCTCTTACTGATGAAGGTCGACATGACCTAGCGGGCGCAGGAATTATTGATCGTGATGATACAAGGAGTGTAACCACTGCGCTAACAAAAGCAAACCCAGAACCTCAAAAGATGGTGGACAAGTATATTAGCATGCTTGCAAGCAACACTGACATTCCTCGTTTTATATCACTAGACTATCTTAAAGAATTGCTGCACGGTACAAAGCCGGAAGGCAATAAACGAGGTGGGCTAATTCATATGAATGACGGTGGCAAAGTCCAACCAATTTCTCCGTCACCTAGCGTGAATGACCAAAGTAAACCTGTAACCCCTGTAAAGACAATCATTAATCCAGATGCCCCTGAATTTAAAGAGATCTTTATCCGTGAGAGGGCAAATCGCGTAGGTGGGAGTGGTAGCGGTGGAGGTAGTGGCGGCGCGGATCTTAAACAAATTATGAACCCAAGAGCTCATGCAACTGGCGGTGGTGTTAATATCGACACAATGCGCTACGCGTTACTAAGGAAAAAGCATGGCTGAACAGATGCCGATACCCCAAGACTATAATCGTTATATAGCAGGAACCGAAGACACTACGGATGAGAATGACTCAATTTATGAGATTCTTGACCATGCAACAGATGTTGAAGAGTTACCTGACGGGTCAGCAATTATTCGGCTAGACGACCTAAAAACACCATCAGAAAGCCCAGATTTTTATGAAAACCTGGCAGATTCCAGTATTAATAGCTATGATTTAGACAAGATTGCTTTAAAATACCTTGATCTGATTGAGAAAGACAAGGAAGCTAGGGAAGATCGTGACAAACAGTATGAAGATGGGTTACGCCGTACAGGTTTAGGCCAAGATGCCCCTGGCGGTGCTCAGTTTGCAGGAGCATCCAAAGTAGTCCATCCAGTGATGGCAGAAGCATGTGTAGACTTTGCAGCAAGGGCTATTAAAGAGTTATTTCCATCAGAAGGCCCAGTCAGAACCAAGATTATTGGTGGAGCCACACAAGAGAAGACGGCCAGAGCAGAGCGTAAGCGCGACTACATGAACTGGCAGTTAACAGAGCAAATTGAAGAGTATCGGGACGAGCAAGAGCAAATGCTCACTCAGCTGCCTCTTGGTGGCTCACAGTACATGAAAATGTGGTATGACGAGCAAAAGAAACTACCTTGCTCAGAGTTTGTTCCTATTGACAACATCTATCTGCCATTTGCAGCAGGTAATTTCTATACCGCAGCACGTGTTACTGAAGTTCAAGACATTACGCAGGAAGAATTTGACATTCGAGTAAGCACTGGGTTGTACACGGATTTAGAAGTGTATCGAGTCAGCCAAGAGCCTGATGAGTCAAAAGCAGAAAAAGCAAACAACAAGATCGAAGGTCGAAGTTCACAAGCAAATAACATTGATGGAATTCGCCGAGTATTCCATATCTTTACGTGGTTAGAGCTAGAAGATGATAGCTTAAGCAACGCAGAACGTGCTCCTTATATTCTTATGATTGACGAGAATGAGCGTGCTGTTGTAGGCTTGTATCGTAACTGGGAAGACGGAGATGATACCTATACTAAGCTGGACTGGCTTATCGAGTTTAAGTTCATTCCTTGGCGCGGTGCATACGCAATTGGTTTACCTCATCTTATCGGGGGGCTTAGTGCTGCTCTCACTGGTGCTTTACGAGCGTTGTTGGATTCCGCTCATATCAACACTGCGCCTACAATGCTTAAGCTTAAAGGGGCTAAAATCAGTGGTCAATCCACTGTTATTGAGCCTACGCAAGTTTCTGAAATTGAAGGAGCGCCAGGAGTAGATGATATTCGTAAGATTGCCATGGCAGTGCCGTTTAATCCGCCATCGCCTGTTTTGTTCTCTTTGCTAGGTTGGTTAACTGCTGCTGCAAAAGGTGTCGTAACAACCGCAGAAGAGAAGATCGCAAACGTAACATCCAATGCGCCTGTAGGCACCACTCAAGCGCTAATTGAGCAAGGTTCAGTAGTCTTTAGTTCAATTCATTCACGGTTGCATGATTCACAACGTAGAGTGTTTAAAGTACTAACTCGATTAAATCGCTGGTATTTAGATGAACAACGCAAAACAGAAATTGTTGCAGAATTAGGCGTCACACAAGACGACTTTATGCACAACTCTGATGTGATTCCAGTAAGTGATCCTCATATTTTTGCTGAGTCGCAACGCTATGCTCAAATTCAAACTCTTTCTCAACGTGCTCAAGCAAACCCTGACTTATACGACCGCCTTGAAGTAGAAAAACGAATTCTTAAGCAAATCAAGATGTCTGATATTAATGGTGTGTTGCCTGATCCGCATAAAGTTGATAACATGAATCCTGCATTAGAGAATGTGGCAATGACATTAGGTCGACCCGTAGGTGCTTTCCCTGAGCAAGACCATATTGCGCATTTCTTATCACATATCACATATGCCAAAGATCCTATTTTTGGCGCAAACCCTATAGTGGCTCCTCAGTTTATTCCGGCATGTCTTGAGCATTTAAAACAACACTTAACATTATGGTATTTAGCCCAAGCCGATGCCTATACATCAGCTGCATTAGGGGCTCCTTATGATGCTCTTAAAGTTCAAGCGATACCGCAAGAAGCTCAGAAGCTATTAGCTGCAGCATTACAGCACGTGCATCAAGATGCTACTGAGAAGCTAGGTGAAGTAGGGCAAGGCATACAGCAGATGATGCAAATGCTGCGCACTATACAGCAACAACAACCACTACCGCCTACTGATCCTAATATCATGGCACAAGTAAATGCGCTTACACAAACTGCAATGGCAGAAACTAAGCGTAAAGAAGCACTTGATGCAGCTAGATTGCAATTAGATGCGCAGAAACAGAACCAAGACGGTAAGCTAAAAGAAGCACAGATTGTTAGTGATCAACAAATTGAAGCTGCTAAAATGACGCATAACATTAACACGTTAACGATTGAAAAGCAGTTTGAAGCCGGCCAAGCTGAAGTTGAGCGCCAACACGCATTACAGCAAGCAGCTCAAGAACAAGTTCAACAATCTCAACAATCGGCTCAAGAAGCACAGCAAGCTGGAATGCAACAACAAATAGCTGCACAAGCAGAAGCAGCACAACCTGCAGCACCCCAACCTACACCTCAACAATAGGAGAATCAAATGACTGAAGCAATTAGCGCGCATAAAAAGATGGCAATGGGAATCACTGAAGGCAATGTGATGAAAAAAGGCGGTGGAGTTCGTAAATTTGCAAAAGGTGGAGCTGTAATGCCTGAAAGCAAAGTGGCTAACTTACCTGCAAGAGGTGCGCCACTTAAACCTAATTTTAATGCAGGCAAAGTTAAAATTGCAACTATGAAAAAAGGCGGCGCATCGCGTGGTCGCTGAGTTAATTGGTAATATTAAGAATCGGCAATTAGAAATTGCCCTTTCACTTGCAGATGGTGGAGCTCTTAATATTGAGAGCTACCAACGTCTAGTAGGCGTTAATCAAGGGCTGGGTGAAGCTCTTAGTATGATTGATGAGCTACTGAAAGAGCAAGATAAGAATTTGTAGTAAAACCGCTCTGTATAGAGCTTAAAAAAGGAGTGACGTATGTCATTTGACGTGGAACAAACGATTAAAGAAGCATTTCCAGATGTTGACCCAATGATTGCACCGTTGGGCGCTCGTGTACTTATACAGTTACGGGCAGTCAAAGAAAAAGTATCAAGTGCGGGAATTTTACTGCCACCTGAAACAAAAGAAGTCGAAAAATGGAATACCCAAATCGGTAAAGTACTAGCCGTTGGGCCTATTGCATTTAAGCAACGAGACACAAGTGATCCATGGCCAGAAGGTGCTTGGGCTGAAGTAGGTGATTTTGTTCGCGTTGTTAAATGGGGTGGTGATCGATGGGAAGTAGACTATGTTGATGAGAATGGGTTAAACGGGAAAGCGCTATTTACTTTCTTTAATGACCATGAGCTCATAGGCAAAGTCACCGGAGATCCTCGTGCAATTAAAGCATTCATTTAAGTTTTGAGAGGAAAACTAGCATGAATCCGACAGATAAAATGGAAACGCAATTAGCAGTAGAAGAGATGCAAGACGGCGGTGCGGCAGTTTTGCTGCCTGAAGGGGAGTCAAACCCACAAGCAACTATTGATGAGCATAATGATAGTGACTTAGACGCAAGTGCGAATGATTCAGATGATGAAGATCGTGAGAAGATTCGAGAAAAGAGACGTGATGAACGTCGCTTGAGGAAGCAGCGTGATAGAGAAAAGCTTGCAGAATCAAGTTCGCTTATCAATGTGTTAAAAAGACAGAACTCTGAGCTGTCTAATCGTTTAGCAGTAGTCGAACGGAAGAGTTCAGGCGCTGAATTGGCAAGAGTCGATAAAGCAATCGATGATGCCGGTGTTCAAGTCGAATATGCTAAGATGAAGTTATCAGAAGCAGTTGCAAACCAAGACGGTGATGGTGTTACACGAGCTCAAGAACTCTGGTATGATTCGAAGCGAAAACTTGAGTCTCTTGAAAATGTTAAACAAACAGCAACTCGTCAGATTCATCAGCCACAACAACAAAACATTCAAGTGCCAGACCCATTGGTTCAGAAGATGGCTGCTGATTGGATGGAAGACAATCCATGGTATGACCCACGAGGCAGTAATGAAGAGTCTCAGATTGCCCAGATTGTTGACAAAAAGCTTACAGATGAAGGCTATGACCCTACTTCTGAAGATTATTGGGACGAATTAAGTGATCGCCTTAGTAAGTACTTGCCTAAACAGCCGTCTAGTGCTCAAAAAGCACCTCGGCCAAGGTCAGTTATGACAAGTTCAGGCAGAGAGACCACTGCAACCACAAAATCCAATGAATTTAGGATTAGTCCGGAACGTGTGGCTGCAATGAAAGAAGCGGGTGCTTGGGATAACCCTGAGCTACGTAAAAAAATGACACAGCGGTTCATTGATTATGACCGTGCAAACAAGAATAGGGGTTAATCATGAGTGATACTCGTTTAAAGAAGAATACTACAGCAGGCCGTGAATCCCGTGCATCTCAAGATACATCTCGTCAGCCGCCAGAAGACAAGATGGTGTCATCAGAAGAAAGACGTCGTATGTTTAGATCTGAGTGGCAGCAAGAAGCATTACCGACAGTACCTGAGATACCTGGTTTTCACCCTTGCTGGTTATCGACTACCTCGACATATGATCCAATTCATAAACGCTTAAGAATGGGGTATACACCTGTTACGTCTGAAGATTTACCTGGTTTTGAGCATTACAAGGTTAAGTCTGGTGAAATGGAAGGCTTTATTTCTGTTAACGAGATGGTTCTGTATAAAATTCCTAATGAAATTTATCAGGAGATTATGCAAGAGATGCACCATGATGCCCCTATGGATGAACAAACGAAGATAAAAATCCAACAAGATCAGCTTCTGAATGCCAAGGATAATAGTGGTAAGAAACTTGGAACTATAGAAGGCGATGGTATGGAATTTGATATGAGTAAAAAAGCTCCTATTTTCGAATAAACAAGGGTATAATCAGTTTTATATAAGTGCTAGATGTTTAGCACTTAGTTCTGAAGAATTTGTAGTGCTTAAAATCGCGCCAATGTGATTTTGCCCAATCAGCTTTGTACAAAGCTTAAACCCAAAATCTATTAACCATTTTAAGGAGCAATCTATGTCAGCTACTTCTGCGCCATTTGGTATGCGTCCTTCTTTCCACCCTTCAGGGCTGGATCGTGCGACCGTACTTGAAAATGGAATCACGTCAGGCTATGCTTCGAACATACTAAAAGGTCAACCAGTCGCTTTAAACACATCAGGAGTGATTATTATCGCTACTGCAGGTAGTGCCTATCAAGGCGCATTTGCAGGTGTTGAGTTTACGGATACTACTGGTCGTCGTCGTGTGTCGAATTATTGGCCGGCATCAACAACCGCTACATCTATTACCGCGTATTACTATTCTGACCCAAATATTGTTTACGATATTCAGGCAGATGGTTCATTAGCCCAAACATCGATTGGTGATCAAGCAAACTTTACAAACATCGCAGCGGGTTCTACAACCACTGGTTTGTCAGCTTGCACGATTTCCACTACTTTGGCGGGAACAAGTGCTGTCGGTGATATGCGTATCGTCGGCTTATCTAATGGCGTTGATAACGCTTGGGGCGATGCTTACACAGTTGTGCAAGTACAAGTCTCTCGTAGTCAGTACGTCGCAACCATTAACGCCATTTAAGGAGGGATTGAACTATGGCAGCTCCGATGAGAAGTACGGATTTCCGTTCAATAGTTGAGCCTATACTCAATGAATCTTT